CCAGATTTGCGGGCCTTGCTGGTGTACCGGGGCGCACTATCGCACTGTCTGGCAAACTTTGGACGCCCTTGGCAGCAGCTCGTAAGCGAATACAATGGGCGGCTGCACCCTGACTGGAACCAAGTGCGGCAGGCGCGGGGCGACGAGGTCAAGGGCACCCGAACAGGCCGCCTATCCTGCGGCAAGCCCAATTTCCAGAACATGCCCAACGAATACACCATTGATATCCCTGAGGGCTACCCCGAACTGCCCATCATGCGCCAGTACATTCTGCCTGACAAGGGTATGGTCTGGTTGAAGCGGGACTATAGCCAGCAGGAATTGCGGATACTAGCACATTTCAGCGAAGGGCGGCTGTATCAGCGATATGTGGAAGACCCGCGCATTGACGCTCACACGGAAACCGGGGCGCTGGTGCTGGAAACCACCGGGCAAGAGCTACCCCGCAAAGAGATCAAGATAATCGGCTTTAGCATCATCTACGGGGCGGGCTTAACGAAACTGGCCCAGCAGCTCGGCAAGTCGTATGAAGAAGCTGCACAGATGAAGGCCGCATACTTCCTGGCCCTGCCCGAAATTAAGCCGCTGATGAGGTCTTGCAGCGACCGGGGTCGTAGCGGGCAGGTCATACAGACATGGGGCGGGCGGGAGTACCCGGTGGAACCGCCCCGGCTGGTTCAAGGGCGTATGATGGACTTCAGCTACAAGCTGCTCAACTACCTTATCCAAGGAAGCGCGGGCGATTGCTCGAAGGAGGCTATCTGTCGCTGGGAAGAGGCTGAAAAGTACGGGGGCGAATTCCTTGCCACGGTGCATGACGAAATCAACATTCAAGCACCTAAGGGGGAGCAGAATCAAGCGATGGCCTCCCTGCGCGGGGCGATGGAAGGTATTGAGTTCGATGTACAAATGCTCAGCGACGGTTTCGTCGGTAAGAACTGGGCCACACTGGAGGCTTGCAAATGAAAATCGGAACCGCTAAACCGTTCACATGGTCGTACAGCAAGCTCAGTCTTTACGAGTCCTGCCCCGCGAAGTACAAGTACCGCTACCTTGAAGGGCTAAAGACTCCCAAGGCGGCGGCAGCGAGCCGGGGTACGGAAATCCACGAGGGGGTGGAAAACTACCTTCACCGCAGGGTAGAAACCGTTCCCGCCCCGGCTGCGGCATTCTTCAGTATCATCGCGGAAGTACGTGAACACAAGCCCAAGATCGAACACAAGATTGGGTTTGACAAGAACTGGAAGCCCGCCCCGTGGGACGATGCTTGGGGCCGTAGCGTGATTGACGCCGGGTACTGCGCCAAGAGCGAAGTGCATATTCAAGAGTGGAAGTCCGGCAAGATATACGACGACCATGCCGACCAGCGGCGATTGTATTCTACATTGGGCAGCCTCGTGTGGCCCGCTGCGAAGAGCTTTACTATCCGGACGTATTACTTCGATCAAGGAGTGATCAAGAAGCTCACCATTACGGCCGACGATATGGAAGCCATCAAGGACGACTTCAGTCGCCGGGTGTATTTTATGGAGATCGATGACGAGTGCGCGCCCCGGCCCTCGTGGTCGTGTAACTACTGCGATTACAGTCGCTTAAAGGGGGGCGTGTGCAAGAGAGGATAATCGAAAACAAGGTTTGCCAGCGTATGCGGGAAGAGTTCGGGGTCAACAGCGTCAAGATCAACATACTGGGGAACAGAGGCTACCCCGACCGACTCTTCCTGCTACCGCTGCGCCCCGCGTGGATTGAGTTTAAACAGCCCGGAAAGAAGCCTACCCCGATTCAAGAATATCGGCTCTGGGAAATGAAGAAACTGGGCTACGATGTAACTTGGAGTGATAATGAACAAGATGCTTTCAACTGGCTCGAGAAGTTATACACCGCACGATTACCAGAAGCGCGGGATAAAGATGCTCATTCAGCAAGCGTGTGCGGGGCTGTTCCTCGACCCGGGACTGGGCAAAACTTCAATATCGCTGGCAGCAATGAAGCTTTTGCTCGCAAAGCCGGTGATCAAGGGGGTACTAGTCATCGCCCCGCTAAGAGCCGTCTATAACGTCTGGCCCGGCGAGGTCGAAAAGTGGACAGACTTCAAGGATATGTCCTATACGATCATCCATGGCGTGGAGGATGAGCGGCTGGAGATGCTCTGGGGCGAGCAGACTGACTTGTACTTTATCAACCCGGAGGGCATCCCGTGGCTGGCCCAGCAGCTTGCGAAGACACCCCGGGATAAGTGGCCGTTTGATGTGCTCATAGTAGACGAGTCCACCAAGTTCAAGAACGCCACCAGCAAGCGATTCAAGGCGCTGCGGGGGCTTATCCCGAAGTTTAGAAGGCGGTACATCTTAACCGGGACGCCCACCCCCAACGGACTCATGGACTTGTTCGGTCAAATCTACATTTTGGATGAGGGGACGGCGCTGGGGCGCTACATCACGCACTACCGGAACAATTATTTCTATTCAAGCGGGTTCGGTGGATACACATGGACGCCCCGGCTCAGCGCCATGGAAGAAATAACGGCCAAAATCCACCCACTTGTCCTTCGTATGCGACACGAAGACTACCTTACCCTGCCGCCGCTGGTCAATCAGTACACTTGGCTGACCCTACCGAAGGAAGCTCGGGACTTATACAAGGGAATTGAGGATAACTTCATCGCCACCGTGGGGGATGATGTGGTGATAGCCCCGAATGCAGCGGCGGCAGGGATTAAATGTCGGCAGGTTTTGAATGGTGCCCTCTACATCAACGAGGCCCACGACTGGCAGCTTATCCACGATGTGAAGCTAGAGGCCATCCAAGACCTTGTAGAAGAGCTTTCGGGCCAGCCATTGCTCATATTCTATGAGTTTAACCACGACCGCGAACGACTGCAAGAAGCATTGAAGTGGCCCGCCATTGGACAGCAGTCGGCCAAGAAGGATAGCGAGTTGATGAATCTGTTCAACGCGGGTGCGCTGCCGGGGCTTATCGCTCACCCAGCCAGCGCGGGTCACGGCCTAAACCTTCAAGGCGCGTGTGCTCACGTTGCGTGGTTCGGGCTGACTTGGAACCTTGAGCACTACGACCAAGCTATTCGGCGGGTGTGGCGGCAGGGCAATGAGGCTCAGCGGGTGGTGGTACACCACTTCTGTATAACCGACTCGTTGGATAAAGTCGTGGTGCAGACTTTGGGTCAAAAAGACCGTACACAGACATCGTTTATGGAGCAAGTACGCGCCTATAATCGGTCGTAGGAAAGTGCTTGCATTTCTAAAAAGACAGGTGTAGCATAGCGTTTTACCCGTCGAGGCTGCGGGATTCCAGCCTCAAATCTAACGCTTTGGAGATCCAAATGGCAACAGCAAAGAAGGTCACCGCCCCGGCGGAAACCACCGAAACCGTAGTAGCGAAAGCAACGAAGGCAGTCGCAGCAGCGACCGGCGAAAAGAAAGAAAAGAAAATCGGCATCCGCAAGTTCAAGGACGAGCAAGTCGTCACCCTGTTGGTGGACTACAATCCGAAACGCGCCGGGTCGGCATCCAACCTCCGCTTCGAGAACTACGAAGACGGTGCCACCGTTGCCGATACGCTGAAGGCTGGTGTTACCTCCGGCGACCTGTCCTGGGACGTGGAACACGGCCTCATCAAGATCGCCGACGAGTACGATGACGCTGCCGAGAAGAAGTCCAAGCCCGCGCCGAAGCCCAAGGCCGCGAAAGCGCCGAAGGCCGCGAAAGCCGAAGGCGCAACCCCGGCTCCGGCAGCCAAGAAGGTCGTGAAGAAAGCGGCCCCGGTGGTGGAAGAGGAAGAAGAGGAAGAAGAGGCCGAGTAAGACGTCCGTTGTGCATGAAACTCTGGGGGCTGCGGCTCCCAGATTCTATTAGAGGAGCACTTCGTGGAAATTTACATTTTGTCTAGCGGTCGTGCCAATCGGCAACCCACATGGGACACCCTTCCCCTATCCATCCAGCAGCACACAAAGCTCGTAGTCCCTTGGGAAGAGCGCGCTGCTTACGAAAAGCACTACCCCATTTACACCAGCCCGATAGTCGTCCGCGATGTCGCCAAGGCGCGACAGTGGTTAGCGAACACTGTCCCCGAAAAGATGCTAATGTTAGATGACGACCTCACCTTTGCTACCCGGCGAGTCGATAACCCCACTCGCTTTAACAACGCGACACCCGCCGAGATTGAGGAAACGGTGGCACATATCTTCACACTTCTCACCGACTATGCACACGTCGGAATGGCAAGTCGCGAAGGGGGTAATCGCAATATACAACGCTTCGCGCATAACACCCGCATGACGCGAGTGCTGGCATACGACTGTGACGTACTGCGGCGGCACAAAATTCGCTTTGACGCCATGCCCCTGATGGAGGACTTCCATGTCACCCTGTCCCTTCTTCGTAAGGGGCACGACAACTGTCTTGTGAACTACATGGTTCACAACCAGTATGGAAGTAACACGGCTGGAGGATGTAGCCAGTACCGCACCCCGGCCCTCCAAAGCCTTGCTGCGAACTTACTTTACGAACACCACCCCGCCTTCGTCAAGGTAGTGAAGAAGCAAACGAAGACTGCATGGGGTGGACAGAGTCGTGACGACGTCATCGTCCAATGGAAGCGCGCACTGGGAGCAGACCTGTGAAAAATCTAGTAGCTGAGTTCGTGACGCAGCGGGAGGCTGCCAAGATCGGGGAATGCACCGACCCTATCATCAACCTATACCGCTTCTGCAACGTGCGGCGGGAGGACGACAGGGTGACCCGGTGGCTGAAGAAGCACTGGCGTGACCCACACTGGGGACACCCGAATTTCATACCTGCCATGATTCTGGCCCGTATGGTGAATTGGCCGCCCACGCTGGAAAAGATTGGCTTCCCTGAAGACTGGGATACCGATGAAATTGTCCGGACAATCCAAAAGGCTCAAAGTTTGGGCAAGGCGTGGACTGGCGCATACGTCATCACGACCTGCGGGGCGCGTATGGACAAGGCCACATACGTTGTCGGGACAGCAGCGCAGGCGCTGGCGCTACCCGTGTATGCCCTGCGCCCTGAAAACACGCTGGACGGGCTTTGGACAAGCCTGAGGGGTCTTGACGGGCTGGGCGCTGGCTTTTTGGCGGCGCAGGTTGTCGCCGACGTGAAATACACCCCACTCCTTCAAAATGCCTCCGACTGGTGGACATTCGCTGTGCCGGGGCCGGGGTCACGCCGTGGCTTGAACCGATACCTTGGCCGCCCGCTGAACGCCCCTTGGCCAGAACAAACTTGGAAGGGTGGGCTGGAGAGAATGTTGCAAGAGGTCACCCCACTTATCAACCTTCCCCGCATTCACGCACAGGACTGGCAGAATGTCATGTGTGAGTTCGACAAATGGATGCGGGTGCGAACAGGAGAAGGGCGGCCCCGTAGCAAGTACCGTCCGGAGACTGCGTATGACATCTGACCTTATACCGGGGGTGCGAAACATTCTCGTCATACGGTACATTCTGCCGGATGGCAGGACGAATACCCTATGTTCGTGGGCAGATGGTGAGTGGAAAGTTGAAGTGTTCGCAAGCGAAGCCCACGCAAGGGACTTCGCAGCGGCTAACCAGATGGAGGTGATCGATGCAAGTCGTACAGGGGCGTAACGTCAACACAGTTTGGATTGATGGGCTGTGGCGACTGAAGACATCAGGCATAAGGGAAGAGTCTCGCAATGGCCCGGTCATTGTACTGCCCGAGCCGCTGACCAGCGTCTATGAGCGCCCGTGGGAGCGCGTACTGTTTCATCCCGGGCGGGACGCCAATCCCTTCTTCCATCTGATGGAGGCGTTGTGGATGCTGGACGGTGGGGAAGATATCGCCTTCGTTGCTGACTACAATAAGCGTATGAAAGAGTTTAGCGATGATGGGGTGACGCTGAACGGTGCATACGGATATCGGTGGCGCTACCACTTCGAGAAAGATCAGCTGCTGTACGTCATTGAAATGTTAAGTCGTGACCCCACGACCCGCCGCGCCGTGTTGGGTATGTGGGATCCTTTGGACGACTTGGGGAGCAGCAGCAAGGACATCCCCTGCAACACTCACATCTACTTCCGAGCACACGGGCACCTACTGGACATGACGGTGTGCTGCCGCAGCAACGATGCAGTCTGGGGCGCATACGGGGCGAACGTGGTGCATTTCAGTATCCTGCACGAAGCGGTGGCGCGGGCTGCTGGATTTTCACAGGGTAGGATGTACCAAATCAGCAACAATTTCCACATCTACGAGCGCCACTGGCCTCTACTGAACATCCCCGTGGTATTGAACGACTACTACAAGGGACAAGATATAACGCTGCCTTTGTTCACCCGGGAGCAAGACTTGGAGCCATTCCTCGTGGACTGTGAACAGCTAGTAAAGGGCGGCGACAGGTTCTTTACTCTATTCTTCCAAGGGGTAGTGGCTCCGGCCCGCGACGCCTGGGAACTCTACAAAGATGGCGACATTGACAGGGCGCTGACTACTTTGTCCGTGATGCCTGTGTGTGACTGGAAAATTGCCATGGAACAGTGGCTTATACGGAGAGCAAGATGAGCGCAAACGACAAGCAAATCGGCGGACAACATTATCAAACGGCCCCCATTCAGCATTGGGACATCGTGGCGATGCACAAGCTGGACTACTTCCAAGGGCAAATCATCAAGTACGTGATGCGATGGAATGCCAAGGGCGGGGTGCAGGATTTGCGGAAGGCCCAGCATTTCCTGGAGAAGTACATCGAGCTGAACGACCCGCCCGTGAACACGCCACGAACTACCACGGGCTGCATCTGCGCCCGGCTGGGGGAGTGGAATCCAAACTGCCCCGTACACGGCAGCCCCGACCCACATATCAATCCTACGATGCCTTGGCCCAAGCGAGTCGCCTGCACCTGCGAACTCAACGATCCGAAGAAACCTTGTGAACTCCACTTCAAGAAGCTGCGGGATGATGGTAGCGAGCCAGCCGGTCAGGGATACGTGAACCAAGACCGCTAAAAGAACCTACCCCATCCCATGGGACTGGGCTACAATGGGCTATGCGTTAGGGGGCCGCGCGAGGAAGCCCCGGTATCCAAAGTCGGCTTGGATGTGGTAGCCCTCCTCAAAGACCAGGGGAACCACGAGCTCCAACACTTGCCGGGGGACAAGGTGCCGATCTCCCCCAACAACAACGGAGGTTCAATGGTGATTTTACGTATCGCGAATGCACTACTCGACGATCTTACCCGGCTGGCCGTGGGCGTCATCTGGCGGGCTGCGGTGTTAGCCCTGTTCATAGCGCCGGTGTGGGGGATTTATCATGCCTTTTAGACCTATGCTGGCCGCGAAAGTTAAGCGCCTTGAAGACCTGCGCTACCCACTACTGGCCTCAGCCAAGCTGGATGGTATCCGCGCCACCATGAGCGACGGGACACTCTTCAGCCGTACCATGAAGCCTATCCCTAACCGGGCCATACAGAAGTACTTCGGCGAACTGAGCAGTATGCTGAACTACCTTGATGGCGAGTTAATCATAGGGGAGCACAACACCCACGTCTATCGTCGTACCGTAAGCGGGGTGATGTCACACGAGGGCGACCCCATGCCCGACCTCACATGGTACGTCTTCGACCAGTGCCGCACCGTAGAGCCATTCCACCTACGCCTCGCCCGCGCTGCCATGCGAATAACAGGGGCGCACAGTTCTACCGCCGTGAGGGTTTTGAATCACCATAGCGTGAACACACCTGAGCAGGTGCTCTCCATGCACGAAGCGATGGTGGCGCAGGGGCACGAGGGACTTATCCTGCGTGACCCGGAAGGGCTATACAAGCAGGGGCGTTCCACCCCGGCGGAACAGGGTATGATCAAGGTGAAGATGTTTAGCGATAGCGAGGCCGTTGTGCTGAACGTAGTTGAGCTTATGCACAACGACAACGAGGCCACTACCAGCGAGATAGGACTAACCAAACGGAGCTCGCATAAGGCGAACAAGCGGCACAGTGGAATGATGGGTGCGCTGCAAGTGCGCGACATTCATACCGGGGTAGAGTTCGAAATCGGCACGGGCTTTACCGAGGCTGACCGCCGCGAGCTATGGGTGGCCCCTCCCATCGGCAACCTTGTGAAGTACAAGTATTTCGCATACGGGGTAAAGGACAAACCCCGGCACCCGGTATTTTTGGGGTTTAGATCCCCAATAGACCTTTAATAAACAGGCACTTAGCCATGCGAGCGCATACTACCCTTTGTCTGGGCGCATTGGGACAGGCTAACGCGCAAGTGGGGTGGGCTGGGTACCACGGTAGGTTGTCTGTAACGGGTCTTTTTGAATGGAGGCTGTATGATTAGCACGTTCCAACGTATGAAGCGGGAAAACGAGAAGCTGCGCGCTCATGTGCGGGTGGCCGACTACATCGTGGTAGGGTTCTGTGTCGCTGTGGCGATGCTGGCGCTGGCGGGGTACATATGAACGAACAAGACAAGCGTGCGCTGGAAATTTGGGCCTCTACTACATCGGCCCCATTAGCAAAAGGAATCATCATAGACTTTGCTCGCCGCATCCGGCGGGAGTGCGCCAAGGGAGAGCCGGTGTCTAGAATTTATCCATGCGGCTGCGTTCTATGCATCTGTTGTGACGGTGATGAAAAGTGCTACGGGTGCGGCGCTAAGTCGTGCGGAAAGTCAGACGCCGAATGTGACTGGAAACAGGAGCGCATAAAGGCTGTTCGCTTCGCCTCTCCGCAGCCTAGCACGGATGATGTGATCGAGGCTTGCCTTCAAATACTGGCGCAGTTTGAAGCAGATGCGCAGGATGAAAATGAGGGTGTTGCAGTCACTTATCTTCGCGCAGCAATGGCAAGAATCTGCGTCATGAAGGGAAACCAGATCGCAGCGGGGCAGGCGCAAGATCAAATGCCGGTGGGTATAAGCCCGGAGCCTGCTCCCGCTGCGACCACACAGATCGTAGCGGAGCAGGAGCGGCGTTGTGGCGAGCGGCGTACTATAGACTATCTTACAACAACGCCATGGGAACACCCGCTGCGACGCAGGTACAAGGTCCGGCGTAAACAAATCGCAGCGGGGCAGTTGTCTGGGGGAACTTCGGCGGGGCATACTCGTCCGGTAGCCGTGGAGCCTGCTCCCGCTGCGACCACGCCTACGCCGAGGACGGATGCTTTACTGGAAGAATGGAATCAATCTCTCACAGTAAGGATATTGATTAAAGCGTGCCGAAAACTCGAACGCGAACTCCAAGCCGCCAATGCAGAACGGGATCGCCTAGCCCAAGTTGGAATAAATATTGAGGCTGGATTGCGCGAGGATTTGGACAAGGCCAACGCGCAGATTGAGACAGAGCGCAAATCACACGATAAAGCGTTAGTCAGATGTGAGGCGGAAGTATTTCGTTTGGCCGAGTTGCTCAGGAAAGCCGATCCAAATTGGGGTAGTCCGATGCACTTGAATAGGGGGAAGAAATGAGCAACTACGCTGAACTGCTGGCGCTGGAGAAGGAATATCTTTTGCTTGGCGGGCTATTCAATCCTGAATCTATGTTTCCTCAGGATGCTGTGCGTGATTTGGTAATTGATCTTGCCTCCGCCATCAGAACACTGGAGGCGCAGCTTAGGGCCGCGCAACAAAGAGCGAATACGCTGAATCTTGCACTTAATAATCACGGCAAAGCAATAGGTGAATTACAAGAGGCCCTCTCCGCCGAGCGCAAGGTGAAGGAAGCCGCGTACCGCGAGATTGATGCTTGGCGCAACAAACCGTGGGCTGAACAACTACGCCAACAAGCGATGACCATGTCTCAAATAAGGGCGCAGCTTGCGGCCGAGACACCAAGAGCCTATTACCAATTCGGCCCTACAGATACACGCTCAGGACTAATACCGCACGTTGTTGGTGGAAGCGTTGAATCAATAACTGCCCTGCGCAAACTGGTGGAGGAGAAATGAACCGCGACCCGTACAGCAATGAGCAGGTGCGCTTCGAGCGTAGCTGCAAGGACTTCTACCCCGAGCCTACGCACCGGGGCGAGGAAACAGCCGCGTGGATTATTTTCGCCATCGCCGTAGCACTGTGGATATGCGTATGACTCTCGCAGAGAAAGAAGCCCGCTGGGAGTGGTTTACCTCACAGGCCCGGTGGCACGAGAAGCGGCCCGGCAAATGGCATCTTAGTCAGGGGCGCTGGTACAGGCGACAGTCGCGGAGTGTGTTCACCTTTTCTGACATTGTTGCAAGAACAATTCGGCATCACGCGCCTCAGGTGGCTGCAAACATCGCAGCAAATAACACGCTGCTCGCCAGACTTATCCCGCTCCACCGCCCGCAGAACCCCCGCCGATAGCTGTTCCCATAGTCGTGCCGCCGGTAGACTTCCGCAGTCCTTTGGCAAGACTATCGGCGTGGTTGAACTCTTTCGCGACTTTGGTTGGTATCCCGACCTTCTTTGCGAACGTCGGGTTGTGGGCTGCCGCTGCCATCGTCCTTGCTTGTTTCGATGTCGAGCTTGGCATCTGTTTTCCTTTGTAGGTCAATGATGGTGATGGAAGAACACCCGGCCAGCAGCAGTACGAGGAGTATAATTCTCATCTGTATGTGTAGAGCATTGAAAATGTCAGCAAATCGCCAGGCTGCCACGGAAAGGGGACTATTGAGTTTGCTACTGCACCGCCCGTGGGAACAACAACTAGCTCCTGCTCATTCACCCGGATAATCGAAGTAGATGACCAATAGACAGGGTTGAGAGAGGGTGGAGCATCGATACACATCGCAGCCCCAGTTCCAGGGGTGGAGAGGTTCAGGACAGGAGCACGGAAAAACCACTCGGCACCGTTCCCCACAATAGTAGTCGCACCCAGGAGCATATAGAACTCGAAGAAGCACAAGTCCTGCGTGAGTGAATAGCGCCCCGCTTTAATCGCGTCCCCGTAGGACGGTTGTACCGTACCATTGGAGCTCCAGACAGGTATGTAGGGAATACTTCCTGCTCCTATAACGTACTTATTCGCCCCCATCTGGATACCTTGCGAGGTGATTCCAAAAATATCCTGCCCTGCGATGGAGTACCAGAAATTGTTGGGGTTCTTACGGTAGAAGCCCGCCGTGGGTTCAGCAGCCCACGTTATCCCTGGATTGGCGAGCGTACCCGCATCGTTTTTGAACGGGACAAGCATACCGCCCAGCCCGCTACGCGACAGACTGTCGGACAGAGCCGTAGCGATATCAGGTAACGTGCTGTTCGCCCATGCGGACTCGATGGTGGTGTCGGCTGCAACCGGATTTCCGGCTGTCAGAGTGAAGTTACCGCTGGAGTCGCGTGGCATGATTAATCCCCGTAGTTATGTTCCGGACTGGCTGCGAATCTCGCCCCAGCGTCTTGCACTTTACCTGATCCGTACTTGCGGATTAGTTCTGCCAGCTTGTCCTGATGCGAGTACAGACCCATCATATGCGCCGCGCCCGCTTTTGTCTTGGCTGCCGCACCGAGACCCAGCGCCACTAGAATAGCGGGGACTCCGAGAAGTCCTGCGCCCGCTATGGCTGGAAGCGCCCCCATTGCCAGCGACCCTGCCGCAAGATACGCTGCTCTCTTGGGAAATGCCCCTAGTTCGGCCTCCCTGTTAACGATCGTCTGGGCAGGAACTGTGAGATGCTCAAACTTCCCAGAGGCAGAGCGAGACAATCCACCGGGGGCTTCCTTATGTGCTACCTTAGCGAGTGCTTCCACAGACATGGGAAGACTTGTCTTAAGCCCCCGAAGAGTTTCCCCGATGACATGAAATCCCACATTGCGCTGGTGCAGAATAGCCAGATTCTGCATAGTATCTGGGCCAAGGTACTTCTCGGCAAAGGAATCTAACCGCTTCTGCGCCCCGCTGAGAGCTTCGCTCATCACTTTGGAGTCTGGATTATTCCCCATATCCCGGGCAGCCGCCGCGATTTGGTTGCGGTACTCCTGATAGAGCTGCGCAGAGCTCATCTTTTGGGACGTCGCCGCGTCATTGGCCTTGTTCCACGCCTTTTCAAGTACAGCCGAGACCTTGCCGATGCTTTCAGGGGCTGCAATCGGCCCGGTAGTGTGCGTTCCCGCGAGGTAATTCTGCGCATCTGCGATAAGTGCGTCTTTATGAGCATCGGTAAGGGGAACCTTCTTACTCCCCAGCAGCGATTCGTACGCTTTATTGAACTGCTCCTGCCCTTCCGCGACCCAGCCAGTCTGCTTACCGGGTTTGGAGACCATCTGTGACGGATATGGTACAGACTCCCGTACCGCTTGATCGATCACCTCCCCACTAAATCTCTTAGATTTCCCGAATAGCAAATCACCAATTTTCTGGGCACCCCCTACGATTGTACCCATCCCACCTTCGGTGGATCCCGCAATGGTCGGCACAACCTGGGACTCTCCTGTTCCCAAGCCACGGGTGCCTTCCCGAATGATACGCTTTGCATCCTCCGTAAGGTTGGGCTTCACCAGCCCTGTAAGAGTTCTGCCCAGCGCCCGCCCACCTTGCTGAAGCGCAGACCCGAATGCAGCAGCGGTTCCCACGTTACCCAGTCGCGACTCATCTTCCGAGGGTGCTGTGAGAGTACCCCCTTGAACTCCTGCTGCGAGGGGCATCGCCCCAAACTTCGCAGCGGTGGGGCCGAATCGTGACAAAAGTTTGGTGGCTCCAGTCAGTGCGCCGGGGCCGGGAATAGCCAGCGTGGAAAGCTGTCCCGCGATATCGCCCACGGGTGCTTCCTTCGCCAGAGCCTTTTGCATTTCCACGTCTTCGGGAGCAGGGGCATCCATCACACTGGGAGCGATGTCGTGGCCCAGACTTTGCAAGCCGTGTTTCATTCCGACGACAGCTCCGCCCGCAGCGGCAAGGTTCCTCTCGAGCCACGGAGTGTCGTTAGCGACCCTTTTGAATCGTTCCCGCTCAGCCGCTAGGCGGGCACCAGACACGTCCGCCGGGTTGCCTGTAGGGGTGGGCAGGGTAGCCCCCGTTGCGCTGTCCGGACCAGTCCTGGGGGTCGCCCTGCGTTCAATAGGCCCGGCACCCGCAAGGGCGGCCAGCCCAGCGTCCGACATTGCTCCGTAGTTCTTTTTTGACAGAGCAGCGAGGTCGGAATCCGACAGCTTACTATAGTCAACGGCCATGAGTCATGTCCTTGCGTTGTGCATTTCGACGAGCGATTTCCGCCGCAACGCCTGCGGAGTGATCCTCAACAGCAGGCGCGGTAGGAGCAGTTTTCCCTGTGAGGCGTCCCGCCTCGCGATGACCGGCCTCCAACATCTTCAGGTGAGCCTGATAGTCGCGAAACTTTGCCACAATCGTGGGAACTTCATCGTAGGGCGTGGGCAGGAACCTGTTGAGGATTTCACGTTCCCCTTGGGATACTGCCGTACCAGCCCGCGACTTGATCACGGAAGACACGTCATTGAACACGGCTGCCCGCGCTTTCTTCTGGACGTCGGTCAGGTTGTGGAATGTGTAGGTTTCCCCGAGCTGACCAGCCACCGCACCGGGCAACCCCTTTTTCAAACTAAAGGCACCCGGATTCGCTTCAGCTTGCGTGATGGCTCTTTCTACATTACTATGTTCGGCCTGCACCTTGCCGATTTCCTCAGCGATCTTCGGAGGCAGTCCTACACCCTTTCCAGCTCCCGCAGCCCGCGCTTTGGAAGCTTCGTCGTGCCCTTGAGCGATCGTAATATTGGTAGTGTTCTTTGCACCTGCAAGACGCTCCATCATCTGACGCGTTGCTTCCTTTTCCCGCTCCGTGAGATCACGACCCAACCGAGCCTTCTCTTCCTCCAACCTACGCTGAAGATCGAACTCTGCCACCTTGAGCGCACGCTGTTGAGTTGAGTGCGGATTCTCGATGATGTCCCCTGTCTCGGGATTGACATAGGCCGTATCTGCCGCGTTGGGCCGGAAGGGTTTTCCGCGCTCAAGTGCAGCCTCTGTCAATTGCCGCCCGTAGCCGGACAGATGCTTGCCGCCGAGCATGGAAATTTCCGACCCGGCCATCTGGTCTTCCAACGCTTGCTTCTGAATCGCCTTAGCGATACCCGCAATGGGGGCATACTCTATCGCCTTGCCAGCGGTATCCCGAACACGGTTGAAGGCGTCGGCAATACCGGCAGACATCCCTGCGTTGGGGTCAACGGAGCGCCCCATAACGGGAACTTGCGACATTTCGGGAGAAACCCCGCGTCGCTGCGCCTGCAAAGCCCGAAGAAGTGCGTCATCCATGGTCTGCCCCTAGTAGTTTTCGCCGCCCAGCTCTTCGACGCCGCCCAGCGCGGCACGTTTCGCAAGCCGGGCCTTTTCATCCGCAGCCATTACCTTTCTTGCTGCGCTGGCCTCTGCCGCCGCCGTTCCTGCTTGGTAGTTTCGCAGGGCGCTACCCATCCCCATAGCGGCTCGCCCGATATTGCTGCCCAGATCGTTGCGAGCAGCCGACGGAGGAGCGGCACCTTGTAGACCCGCTCCCATCTGCTGCTGCATGGTGGACATATCTTCCATGCCCCCTACATCTGCGCCGTAGGGCTTCGCCGGATTGTGCATCCGCACATATTCGGCCAGTTGTTTCATCTGCTCAGGCGTCAATACTTGTTCCATTGTCTTCTCCAGCTTTGATGGTTGGGGGCAATTTCTTTTCACGCAGCTTGGCCGGGTCTTTTACCATGCCCGGATCAAGCTTAAAGGCGTCGTACTTTCGCACCGCTTCGGCGAGGCCGGTCTGCTTCTTTTTCTCAGAGGCCTGCATAATTCACCATCAGGTAGCCGCTGGCATGGCGCGAAACAAGGTCGGGCCGGGTCTGTATGAGCTCTTGCGCCATCACGCCCACGCGCCGCCCGCCGCCCCAGATGTATTCGAACTCGTACCAGCCATCTCCCAGCGGCACGATGTTCTTCTTCAGGCGGCGGTCCGAAAAGAACGGGGCTGCCGCGCCTGCGACTTGTGCGATGCCGCCAAGGGCCGAACCCCAGTTCGTACCACCTTGCAGATTCTGCTGGCCCTGCCCCTGCGCCGCTGCCATGAACGGAGTAGCCGCTGCCGCGCCCGCAGTCGTGTTCGGTTGCTGGCCCATCCCCTGAGGCATACTGACCTGCTGGCCCGTGAGTAGCGCGTTGAGCTCATTGAGGGACATCCCACGCTTCT